CTGCTCTTTCGCGAGCCGCGCGCGCTCAGCCTCAAGGTCAAGCCCGTCGCCCGCCGCATCGGTGCGCTCGAACCGCCTCAATTTGAAGGCGACGAACGCCTCGACGTACTCCTCAGCCGTCGCGCCAGGCCGCGGCAGGTCGCCGGCCTGCATCCGGTCGCGAACCCAGCTGTCCGACATGCCGACCAGCCACGCCACGTCCGCGCGGGTGAGCGTTTCGGTATCGATACCCAAAATGCCGGCTCCCGCTCGTCAAAAGTGGCAGAAAACCGCCAAAAACGGTGTCAAGGCGGCGGCAGCCTAGCGAAAACCGGTGGCTAGACATTTTCTGCGCCATTGCCCCCCGCATAGCGGCCGGGCCGGGAAGGACCCGCGCCGGGGGCGGGGTGGCGCGCAACAATGTTGCGCGGTCGCAACGAATGGCAAGCAGGTGCCGGGTGTTGCGCAATAATCTTGCGCCTCGATCTTCCCTCGCCGCGAAGGGATCACACGGCGAGGCGGCGGGCTGGGAGAGGATCAGCCGACCGGATTGGAGCCAGCGGCCGGGATCGAACCGACGCGCGTCCGCTCACAAGGCGGGTGCTCTACCTGCTGAGCTACACTGGCGTGATTTAGATACGCTTCGCCGCACCGCCGGCGCGCCATTGCGCCTATCGGTAGCGGCGGGGTCGATGCTGTCGGCTGATGCCCGCTCGATGCGCCCGCCGGCTGATCCTGCCAGCCGCTCGATCACGCCGCGGCGAACGCGGGTGCCGAAGATTTCCCCTTATGTACCGCATCCGTTCGCAGCATGAAAGTGGCAATCTTCAATCGCATGCGCCCATTGCCGATGACGATGACTGACTTGCCGTCATGGCCGACAACCTCGCCTTCAAGCCCGGTCGCCACACCCTCCACGATCCGCACAGCGCAGCCGATCGGGAATTGCTCGCGTTGCAGCTCCAGCCCGGTTTTCCGGCCGCGAGCCCGATCCTCGGCGGCGCGGAGCTCGGCAACCTCCAGATCGGCGATGACGGGAACGCGCGGGCCGACATGGAAGATGGAGAAAGCCGGATGCGGGCTAATCGGGTCGCGGAGCACGCGGAACAGGTCATTGATCTCCGCTGCATCCGCAAAGACGAACGTCGGCATGAGCGGCGCTTCCCGCTTCTCTCGCTTCGTCCGCCGCGGGATACGCCGCGACACCATCGCGATCGGCGTCCAGACCACGAACCCGGCGTCGGCGAGCGATTTCGCCAGCGGGATCGTCCGCCCCGCGCTGGTCCGCAAGATGCACCATTTCGCCACGTCGGTCATTTCTTCCCCCGCTTGCTCTCGATTTCGTCCAGCACGGCCGGGTCGACGCCCAGCCGGATATAATCTTCACGCGTCGGTGCGCGGCACGGCCGGTTCGGATCGGCATGCGTCGCAACAACCGCCGGCCGCGACGGGTCCGCGGCGCCGGTGGCCGCCGAATACCGGCCAACGCCGAACCGCTTGCAGATCGCGTCCACCTCGGCCGCCGTCACGCTCTCCTGCCCCGGCGCGGGCAGCGCATCCCGTGCGCCGGCATCGCGCTCAGCCGTCGCGCGCTGGTTGCGCCGCCGCCAAGCGAGATCGTCCCCGACTGCGCGCATGATGGCCGGCACGATCTTGGCCGGATGGTCGGCCTCGCTCATCGCCGTCTTGGCGCCGCGGCGCAGCACCTCGGCGAGCGCGAGGCGCGCCGCTTCAAACCAGGTATCCTGCGCATCCAGCGTCATCCCGACCGGCGCAACGAGCTGGAGGCACGGCGTCAGGATCGAGATGAACTCGCAATCATCCGCGGGGGTGAGGTTCGTGATGTTCGCCAATGCCGCGACGCGCGAGGAAACGGCTGGCGGCGTCGACGGTCGGCCCCATTCCGCTTGCCGAGCCACCGCGCCCGTCGGTTCCTGCCACACGCTGCGATCCTCCATGTCGTCCATCACGCTTGTCCTGCTCGATCACCCAATTCGCCCATGCCGCCTGCCAGTCGGTTTTCCGGCCGATCCCATCCTTGTCCCGGGCGTTCTTCGCCCAGTTGCGGAAGGCCTCCATCGCGGCGCGCGCCCAGTCCCGGCCGCGGCGGTCGATCACCTCGCGGGCCACCGTGCCGTCAGCGAAGCGCTCGGGCTTCCAATCATCAGGCAATCGGAAAGGCCTGACCTTGCTGGCGCGCGTCCTCGGAGGTGGCGAAGCCACCGGAGAGGTGATGGTTCTTGACGGTTTGTCCGAAGCCGCTTCGGGGGTCGGCGTCGCTCCCTTCGGGGGTGAAGACTTTTCGGGGCGAAGCCGCTTCGGGGGTGAAACAGCTTCGGGGGTGGGGTGAACGATGTAGCGGCACCCCCTTCCCGGCACCTCCTCGCGGCTCAGATGCCCGGCCGCTACCAGCGCCTTAATCGACGCCTGCACGGTGCGGTCGCTCTTGCTGCACTTGGTTGCGAGCGTCGCCATCGACGGCCAGCACAGGCCCTCGTCGTTGGCGCAGTCGGCCAGCGCGAGCAGCACAAGCTTTTCGCTGTCGGGCAAGCGGATATCCCACACCCGCGTCATGATGCGGACGCTCATCGCCACCCCCATTCGCGCAGGATGCGGATCGGGCAGTCGAGGCTATTCACCAGCCCCCACGGGATGCCGATCGCCTCCAGATCATCGCGCCAAGTCACCTGATCGGGATCGAGCCTCGCCAGCCCCTCGCGCTTGCACTCGACGACGCCGACGCGCGGCGCGAGCTGGTCGATGATGATCAGATCCGGGAAGCCTGGCGACATGCCGTCTTTCTTGAGCGCGGCCACCTGCTTAATGCGCGCCATCGCGTTGCCGGCGAGATGGCTCCCGTTCGGCACGTGGACGGCGAAGCACCGGTGCATCGCGAACATGCGGATGGCGGCGCGCTGGATCGGGCGCTCGAGCAGCCTCACCCGCGGATGCCCCGGTTGAACAGCGGGTCGCGCTCTATCTGCGCACGCCAGCGGGTCGCCGCCGCGCGGGCGGCGCGCTCCTGATTCGCGGGACGCGACGCCCTGCGACGCGCGAGCGCTTCAAGGATCTGCGCATGCACAGGGGAGACGGCCGCCGCGGTGGGCGGCCGTCGAATGAACCGGGGGAGCCTCACACCAGCCCCAGCGCCTGGCGATACGTTTCGAGCAGCGCGTCAGCCTCGTCGCGGTGATGCTTCTCCATCTTCCGCAGGCGGATGATGGATTTCATCGTTTTCGCGTCGAACCCGGTCGACTTGGCCTCGGCGTAGACATCCTTGATGTCGTCGACGAAGGCCTGCTTTTCCTCCTCCAGACGCTCGATGCGCTCGATGAACTGGCGGAGCTGTTCGGCGGATACGTTGTCGGTCATGGTCAAATCTCCGGTGGTGGGGATCAGTCGAAGCGCATCGGCATCATCACGCCGAGCCAGGCGGTGTCGGCGGTGTTGCGGACGAGCATCGGCGCGGCGGCGTCGCCGAAATCGAGCACCACCTCGTCGCCGCCGGCCGCCGTCAGGATCGAGGTGAGGTATCCGCCGTTGAAGCCGATCTCGAAGCCCGCGCAGGTATGCTGGCACGGCACGGTCACGGCGGCGGTGAGGCCGAGGCCGACATATGCCGCCGAGACGGTGAGCTGGTCGGAGCCCGCGAAGGCGAGCTTAACCGCACGCCAGCCGCGCTCGTGGCCGGACACCGCCGCGACGGCGCGGCGCAACGCGGCGGGGCTAATCACACACTGGCGGTCGCGCTTCGCCGGGATGATGCGCTCGACATCGGGGAACATGCCGTCGATCGTCTTGCCCGAGATCTGGACCGACGCGGCGCGTTCCTCATAGGAGGCGCTGAACCGGAGCAGGTTTTTCCTGTCCGGCGCGGTCGACCCCACCTCGTTTGGCGGCGCGATGCGGCCGAGCACGATGCTGATACCGCCGTCCGCCGACTTCGCGAGATCGAGCAGCAGCCGGACGGCCTTGCGGGGGATGATCGCGCTTTCAAGCGTGCCGGCGGCGTCCGGCGTGGGAACGTCGACGCGGTACAGGATATGGCCGTTCGTGGCGTCAAAGCGGATCGCGCCGGCGATCGCCGACATGTGGACGCCATTGAGGTAATAGCGCGTCTCCTCAGTCGAGATCGCATCGGCGACCCGGGCGAGCGCAGCGATATGCTCGCGCGACAGTGTGGCCGTGAACTCCGGGTGGAGCTCGCGAACAGCGTCGAGCGGGAAGTCATCGGCCGGCAGCGTCGCGACCGTCATCGCCAGCGCGCCGGACGCGATGGAGACCTTGCCGCACTCTGCCGTCGGCGCCAGGCGGACCTCCTTGTCGCCGGCGGCCGACACCGCCGAGACGATTGCTTTCGGCGCCATCAGGGCGAAATCCGCCGCTGGCCCCGCCTCACGCTCGACCGACGCGGTGACCGAGAGGTCAAGGTCGGTGCCCGTCACCTCGAAGCGGCCGTTGGCATGCACGCGCACGGTTTCGAGGATCGGATGCGTATTTCGCCGCTCGATTACCTTGCTGGCAAGCGCGATCGCGCGCCGGAAATTCGCTGAGGTCGTCTGGATGGTCATTTCTCTCTCCTTCACTCGGTGGGGGCGGACGCCATGAAGTCCGCAAGGGTGGGGTCGCCCGCCGCGGGGCGGACAAATTCGGGGCGCAGGCCAACGGCCGCCGCCGCCGCGACCGCCATCGCGATCGGAAGGATGTGCTGGCCGGTGCTGAGTTGGGCGCGAAGGAGGTGGTTCGACCCATCCCGCGCGGCCAGTTCGCGCGCGCTGAGCAGCGCCTTGTCGTCGATCGGCGCGGAATCCTTCGCGAAGGATTGCTGGTAGCGATGGCGGGCCATCAGGCGGCCTCGCCAGCGAACAGGCCGGGTTGCGCCAGTTCCGCCTCGATCCGCCGGCAGGCCGTATCGAAATGCACCGGATCATGTTCGATGCCGACGAACCGCCGACCGAGGCCCAACGCCGCGACGCCGGTTGACCCGCTGCCCATGAACGGATCAACCACCACCGCGCCCGGGTCGGACGCGTTGATGACCATCTTCGCCATCAGGTCGATCGGCTTTTCCGTCGGGTGGCCGAACTCGCTGTCGCCCACCGCCCCGTCCCACACCCGCCGCTTCTGCGGGAGCGCCCCGCCGACGCCGAACGGGCGGCTCCAGCCGTGCCAGTAATATTCCAGCTCGGGCTGGTAGTGCCGGTTCGCCACCGGCATCGGGTTCGTCTTCCGCCAAAAGCACATGGCGTTGCGCTCAAGGCCGGAGCGGCGAAACCACTCGGCGATCTCGAACACCTGGTCGAAGTGGAAGAATACCGCGACGCTGGTGGCGCCAGCCTCGACTGCAGCGGACAGCACCTCGATGTCGAAGCCCTGATCAAGGCCGGCCGCCGCGATCTCTTTGAGGTACGGGCGGTGCCCGCGCAGCGCGCCGCCGCCCGAGGTGGAAAACTTGTACGGCGGATCGGTGATCACCGCGTCGACATGGCCGACGACCGGCATGATCTCGGACGCGTCGCCGAGATAGAGGCGCGCGTTGCCGATCACCTCGATCCGCTGCGCGCGCAAGCTTCCGATCGCGGAAGCCGGGTTGCCGGCCGCCGCGCCCTTATTCACGTCCATCTCGTCACTCCCCCGGGGCGCCGCCCGGCTCGCTCAAGCCTTCAAATTGACCGCGCGGGGTGCGCGCAGTCGGTTGATTTCGTCGATCCAGTTGCCGGTGATGTGGTGGACGATGCGAACTGCATCCTCCATTGCCAGCAGCTCCGAATGCGTCTTGGCAGTGCCGCCGGGGCTGTCCGGGCTCTCGGCCTCGGCAACCAGGTGCAGCAGCGTCGCGATCGGCAACGTGCCGTGATCATCGACCACCGCGGCGTCTTTCGCCACGATCCGGCGGTCGTACAGGTCCGCGATGTCGTCGAGCGCGGTCGGGCACGCGCCGAGGGCGTCCCACAGGCGCTTCGGATCCGGTCGCTGCGCGACGCCGCCGAAAATGTTGCGAAGCCCCTTCGGCGTCAGGTCCATGATGTAGGCCAGCGCTCGCGCCCCTACCCTCCTCTGCGCGCGCGCAAGGCCGGCGACCATCGCGTTGCGGAAGTCTTCGTCCGCGACCGGGCTCGCGGGAGGAACGACACTATCGTGCTGCACGGGATACCTCGGCGTCATGGAAAGGGATGGAATCGCTGTTTGCCGCCGCCGGGATCTCCGCGCGGAACGGGCAGTCGCCGAATGGACAGGTGCGCACGTCCGGGTGCCACGCGGTGGTGGAGCAGCGGGCGCAGGTTTTCGACCAGACGGAGCTGCGGGCGTCATCGGCACCGGCGACGGGGCGGCCGATATCAGTGACGGCGCACATCATGCGGCTGCCTGCCCAAGCGGCCAGACGACATCGTCGGCAGAGATCTCGTACCCCGCCCCGCGGGCGCGCTCGATGACGAGCGGCTGCTCCGCCGCCGGGATACGCCCGGCCGCCTTCCAGCTCTGGACGGTCGATGGCGGCTTGCCGAGCAATTCCGCCATCGCGCGGGTGCCGCCGAGTTTCGTGAAGAGGTCTGCGCCGTGAGCCATGGCGAAAATTCGTACGATCTTTTCGCACATCAATCAACGGGTTTTTCGCACAGACACAGCGCGAAAAATTCGTTCTATAGCGCCATGGAGCCCGTCACAGAGCGACTGAAGCGTTTGCGCGAGAGCGCCGTGCCGAAGCTGTCGGTGCGGAAGATGGCCGATGCCCTCGAAATGGCTCCATCGACTTACGCCACGTACGAGACCGACAAGAAGTACAAGAAGCCGATCCTTCCGCTTGATCTGACCAAAAAGATCGCGGAAGTGTTGGTGCCACGGGGAGTTGATCGTGGCGAAATATTTACACTCGCAGGGGTTACCGGGGAGCTTAACGTTCAACAGCTTCAGAAACCGGGAAATGATGAAGATAGCAGCGAGTGGGTCGAAGTGACGGGGTCCGTGGCGGCTGGTGTGTTTCGAGCGCAGTCAGAATGGGCCGCAAGCGAGCGCTACGATGTGAGGTTCGGGCCGTCGAAGGTTCCAGGCGCGAAGCGCTTCGGTGTCCGAATGGATGGCCTGTCGATGAACCGGACGATCCCGCCTGGGGCGGATCTTGAGTGTATGTGGATCAAGTTCTCCTCGGTCGAGCCAAAGGCCGGAGATCTCGTCATCGTCGAGCGCACCGCGCATGACCTTACCGAGATGACTTGCAAGCGCCTCGATCAAGAGGAAGGCGAGTGGGTGCTGCGCTGCGAGTCCTTCGAACCGGAGTTTCAGGAGCCGATCCGCATCCCCAACCTTTCGCCCGAGAGCATCGTCGACGACGAGATCCGAATCGTCGGGATTGTCCTGTCCGCGAAGATTGATCTGGCGCCGGCGGGCCTAAGCCAGCGGAGATATCGCGTCCGATAAATTCGCGTCTGTGCGAAAAACTCGTTGACACGTACGAAATAGTCGCACATTTTCCCATCATTCTTTGATGGGGAAAACAATGACCCGTACCCATAGCAGTCCCGGGGTTTCTCGCGCTCAGCAGAGCGACAGGCGCCGCGCAGCGTGGTCGACGCCCGTCGATCGCGCCGATGGCGTGTGGGCTGAGCCGATGCGCACCCGGCGCCAGCTCGCGCTCGACTGGATTCTCGCCTTTGGCATCAGCATCATCCTGTGGTCGCTGATCGCGCTGGCCGGCTGGGCCGTGCTCACCACGGTCAAGGCGATCGCGTCGTGATCCCGCTCGCCCTTCTCCTCGGCGTGTCCGTCTTCGCGCTGGCCGAGGCCGCCGCTGCAGTCGCGGAGCGCGTCTTTTGAGCGGCCTCGACCCCGACGCCATGACGCCGGTCGGCCGCCAGCCGGCCTTGCGCGTCTACACGCCGTCGAACCCGAACCCGTGGCACGGCAGCATCATCGGCGGGCGCGAGGAAAACAGCGCGATCGTCGGCGGTGAGCGCTTCACCTACGAGCAGACCCGCACGCTCGAGGAAATGGGGATCGACCCGGCCACCGTCGAGGTGATCACCGTCAAGCGCCAGGCGACGGCGAAGGAATGGGGCAACCCGGACCTCGGGTGCCTGCCGGACGTGTTCGCCTTCGAGTGCCCGGTGCTCGCCCGCCGCGCCGACGGGAAGGTCAAGGTCATCTCGCCGATCGGCAACAAGAACTGGATCGAGGCCACCGGGTGGACCTCGCCGCCTCGGAAATATCCATATCGGGGGTTTTACTGATGAATTCGCACGCCGAGGCGCGCCATTTCACCGAGCGCACCACCGCAGAGCAGCGCGAGATCTACGAGCGCGCAAAAAGCCCCCGTGTCCGATCGTCGAAACGCGAGGTTCGCAATCCGTTGCTCGCGCTGGCTGGCGTCGCTGCCCTGCGCTCACTGCCGATCGAGGTTCGTCAGCAGCTCGCCGATGCTGCGCGGGCGATCCAAGCGGACGCGCGCGACCGCGCCGACAAGTGCTGGCGCAAGCACAAAGCACCGATGGCCGCCTACTGGAAAGCGGTTGGCGTCTACGCCGGGCATTTCGCCCGCGCCATCAAGGATCCGAACAATGGCTGATTGGGCCGACGAAGCCGTCGCGATCTCCCAATTGCATTTGGAGACGAGCCTGCGCGCCGCGCGCCAGCCGGTGCCCGCCGGCGCGCCGGGGACCTGCGAGAATTGCGACGAGCATTCGCTGCGCCTGGTCGGCGGGCTTTGCGCGCCGTGCCGCGCGCCGCGGAGGCGGCACCGGTGAAGCGCGCCGCCGAAATCCTCGCCGTGCTGCTCGCGCTGGCCTTCCTCGCGCTCGGCCTCTGGCTGGAGGTGCAGGACGCGCCGCCGCCGGGCACCCGTTTCGAACTGGAATCCCCCCATGGCTGAGAACAGCAAAATCGAGTGGACCGACCACACCTTCAACCCGTGGATCGGCTGCACGCGCATCGGCCCGGGCTGCGACCATTGCTATGCCGCCGACCTGTCGAAGGCGCGGCTGGGCGTGGAATGGGGCTCAGGCGCGCCGCGCCGCCGGACTGCGGCGGCGACGTGGAAGCAGCCGCGGCGTTGGAACAACCGGGCGGCGAAGCTCGGCATCCGCTATCGCGTGTTCTGCGCCTCGCTGGCCGACGTGTTCGATAACGAGGTCGATCCCGCGTGGCGGGCCGACCTGTTCGCACTGATCCGTGAGACGCCGCACCTTGACTGGCTGCTGGTGACGAAGCGCATCGGCAATGCGGAGAAGATGGCCGAGGCCGCCGGCGGCTGGCCGGGCAACGTCTGGCTGGGCGCGACGATCGTCAATCAGGCCGAAGCCGACCGGGATATCCCCAAGCTGCTCACCATCAAGGGGCCTCGGTACGTCTTCCTGTCGATGGAGCCGCTGTTGGGCCCGGTCGATCTGACCGCGCTCACGCTCACGACGTGCACGGACAAGTTCGACGCGCTGGAAGGCATGGGCTGGGGCATGAACCCCAAGAGCTATGGCGGCGGCAGGCTCTATCACGGCGCCACAAAGTCCCCGTATCGCAAACTCGATTGGGTGATCGTCGGCGGCGAGAGCGGGCATCATGCCCGACCGATGCACCCGGATTGGGCGCGCTCGCTCCGTGACCAGTGCGCCGCCGCCGGAGTGCCGTTCCTGTTTAAGCAGTGGGGCGAGTGGATCCCCGCGCTCGATCGCGAGCGGGCCGATCCCGATTGGCGCGCTGACTACACCAACACCTATGCCGATCGCGGTAAGACGCAGTGGCTCAACCTCGCCGGCGGCCGAGGCTTTCACGGCGAGCGCTTCCACGTCATGCAACGCGTCGGCAAGAAAGCCGCCGGCCGACTGCTCGACGGTGTGCAGCACGATGGGGTGCCGGCATGAGCGCGGCACGAGAGATCGCGGCGAAGCTGAGTGCGGCGGGGCGGGAATAATGGCGGTAGAGATCATCCCCGGCGATTGCCGTAACGTGCTGCCGACTCTTGATGCAGGATCGGTTCATTGCTGCGTTACCTCGCCGCCGTACTTCGGCTTGCGCGATTATGGCGTCGCAGATCAGATCGGCCTCGAGCCGACCCCCGATGAGTTCATCGAGCAGATGGTCGCGGTGTTTCGCGAGGTTCGTCGCGTCCTGCGCGATGACGGTACGCTCTGGCTGAATATCGGCGATAGCTATGCGGCCAGCGGGCGCGGTGGCAACCCCGAAGACAGCCAGCATCAAAAGCAGGCGAGCAATCGCGGGTCGCGTTCGTTCTTCCATAATCAGATGGTCGCCAATGGGCTGATCGGGCGAAAATGGGTGAAGCCGCCGACGGGATATAAGCCGAAAGACCTGATCGGCATTCCGTGGATGCTGGCCTTCGCTCTCCGCGCCGACGGCTGGTATCTCCGGCAGGATATCATCTGGTCGAAGCCGAACCCGATGCCGGAATCGGTGCGCGATCGCTGCACCAAGGCGCACGAATATCTGTTCCTGCTGAGCAAGGGGCCGCGCTACTATTACGATGCTGCGGCGGTCGCCGAAGGGCTTGCCGAAGCCAGCATTTCCCGCCTCGCTCAGAACGTGGAGGGCCAGCGCGGATCTGACCGAGTTCCTGGAAAGACGAACGGTGCGATGAAGGCCGTTGGTGGCCGCCGCCGGGGCGTTCCCCCGCGCCATGCCCAATATCCCGACAGCAGCGACCAAAGAGGGCTCGATGATGTTGGCCGCGGCGGGCAGCGCAACAAGCGGTCGGTCTGGACGATCCCGACGCAGCCGTTTTCGGAGGCGCACTTCGCGACGTTCCCGCCGGCGCTAGTCGAGCCCTGCATTCTCGCCGGCTGTCCGTCCGGCGGCACCGTGCTTGATCCGTTCGGCGGTGCCGGGACAACGGGCCTCGTCGCCGATCGACTCCAGCGCAACGCTGTCCTGATCGAGCTCAACCCCGAATACGCAGACATCGCGCGGCGTCGCATCGACGGCGATCGTGGCGGCCTGCTCAACGCGATGGAGGCGGCATGAGCGCGGCAACCGGCTTCCTCGCGGCCACGCTCGCCTTCACCCCGATTCACGTCGACGGCCTGTTCATCGACGGGCGGCGGCGGGGCCAGCACCGGCATTGAGCAGGCAATCGGCCGTAGCGTCGATATCGCCGTCAATCACAGCCCGACCGCGATCGCGATCCACAAGGCGAACCATCCCGGCACGACGCATTATTGCCAGGACATCAAGGCGCTGTGGCCGCTCGCCGCAACCAAGATGCGGCCCGTCGCTGGCGCCTGGTTCTCGCCGGATTGCAAGGAATTCAGCAAGGCGAAGGGTGGCCCGGTCAAGGATCGCAGCATTCGCGCGCTTTGCTGGGAAGTCATTCACTGGCTCAAGGAAACCCGGCCGACTTGCGGCTATCTCGAAAACGTCGAGGAGTTCGAATACGCCGCGCCGCTCGATGACGCCGGCCGCCCGATCGCGGGCCAAGAAGGGCGCGAGTTCAAGCGGTTCGTGCGTGCGATCCGGGGGCTCGGCTACCGGGTGCAGTGGCGCGTCCTCAGGGCCTGCGACTATGGCGCGCCGACCAGCCGGAAGCGGCTCTACATGGTCATGCGCTGCGATGGCCTGCCGATCGTCTGGCCGAAGCCGACGCATGGCGACCCCAATTCGCCGGGCGTGCGCAGCGGCAAGCTGCTGCCGTATCGCACCGCCGCCGAATGCATCGACTGGTCTATACCATGCCCGTCGATCTTCGATCGTGCCCGCGAGCTGGCGGACGCTACCAAGCGCCGGATCGCGCATGGTGTGATGCGGTATGTGGTCAATGCGGCCAAGCCGTTCATTGTGAACCGCGACGGCGTTGACCATCGCGTCGTTGGGTCGCCGTTCGTCACCTATGGCCAGCATGGCGGCGCAAATCGCCCGGTCGATGTGCCGCACCATACCGTTGCCGCATCCAAGAAGGATACGAACGGCGTTGCCGAGGTGGTGCTCGCGCCGCACATCACCAAGTTCCGCACCGGCAGCGTCGGCTCGCCGATGGACAAGGAAATGCCCACGGTGACCGCCAATGGCGAACCGGCACGGCCCGCCGGCGCGACGCCGCTCGGCATGGTCGCCGCGACCATGATCCAGACCGGGTATGGCGAGCGCTCCGGGCAAGCGCCGCGCTCGCTCGATATCCAGAAGCCGCTGGGGACGATGGTCGCTGGCGCCTGCAAGCACGCCGCGGTCACCGCGTTCCTGTCGAGCTTCTACGGCAGCGATAAGACCGGCGCAGGCGGTGACCCCGAGCAGCCGTTGCGTACTGTGCGCGCCAACGGCCAGCATCATGCGGTCGTCGCCGCGCATCTGGAGCAGGCGAACGGCGGGCCGCGCAACCGCAACAGCGCCGGCCGTGACGCGCGCCGACCTCTTTCGACCGCCACGACGACGGGATCGCAACAGCGGATTGTCGAGACGACGCTGCTCGAGGAAGGCGCTCTGCCGCCGGAAATGATGGAACGCGCCGTCCGCACCGCCGCATTCCTCGTCAAATATTACGCCACCAACGGTGAGAACGAAGCGAGCCAGGTGCAAGCGGTCGATCGGCCGCTGGACACGGTTACCACGCTGGCGCGCTTCGCAGTGGTGACCGTCACGATCGATGCGCGCGCCTATGTGATCGTTGATATCGGCCTGCGCATGCTCAAGCCGCGCGAGCTCGCCCGGGCGCAGGGCTTCCCCGACAGCTACGTGCTCGATCCCGTCGTGCGGAAATTACTGCGCGGCAAGTGGGTCGAGCGCCCCCTGACCATCGCCGAGCAGATCAACGCGATCGGCAACAGCGTGTGCCCGCCCGTGGCTCGCGCGCTGGTCGCGGCCAATCAGCCGAGCGCCCAGCCTTTGAGGAAAGCAGCATGAGCGCGCGCCTGTCCACCGCTCCGATCTCCTTTGCGGATGCCGCCGCATTCGTGAAGCTACACCACCGGCATCATACGCCGCCGGTCGGTCACAAATTCAGCATCGCCGCGGTCCAACATGACGAGATCGTCGGCGTGGTGATCGTTGGCCGCCCGGTCAGCCGCCGTCGCGATGACGGGCGCACGCTCGAGGTGACGCGCCTGTGCACCACGGGCAGCAAGAACGCTTGCTCGTTCCTCTACGGCGCAGCTGCGCGGGCGACCTTCGCGCTCGGATATCGCCGGCTGGGGACCTACACGCTCAAGAGCGAGCCCGGCACGTCCTTGCGCGCCGCTGGCTGGAAACTGGTCGCTGAAACGCCGGGGAAGAGCTGGTCTGTCCCGACCCGGCCGCGCGCCGACAAGCATCCGATCGAGCCGAAACTACTGTGGGAGATTGCAGCGTGACTGCCGCCGCTAAGATCCGGGTCCCGACCAAGGCGGAGATCGAGCGCCTCGTCACCGCGGCGATCACCGCCGCGCGCGCTTGTGGGATCGACGTCGCCGGGTTCGAGATGCAGCCCGACGGCGTGATTCGCATCATGGAGCCGCGCGGGGTGAGCCGCGTGGAGAACGACTTCGATCGATGGGCGGATAAGCTCTGATGGCACTGCAGTACATTTGGGACCGCAAACGGGCGCGCTGCTACGTCTACGCCTACAAGGGCGGCCCGCGCATCATGGTCTATGAGGGGCTTCGGCGATCGCCGCGGTTCAAGCCCGCGCTCGACGCCGCCGCATCAGCGAAACTTGCCGACGCGCTGGCGAAGCGCGAATCGCTCGACGCGAGCAAGTTCCGCTCGATCATCCGGGCTTGGGAAAACAGCCCCGAATGGCTCGCGCTCGAGCCCGGCACCCGCAAGACGTGGAGCCGGCACCTGGCGCTGATCGAGGAGAAATGGGGCGACGTGCCGGTCGGCGTCTGGAACGACAGCCGAATGACGGCGAAGGTCGTCGCGTGGCGCAACAGCCGCAAGGATACCCCGCGCACCGCCGACATCGGCGTCACGGTGCTGGTTGCGCTGCTCAAATGGGCGCGCCTGATGGGGCGCGGGATCGCCATCAATGTCGCGGCCGATATCCCCCAGCTCTATAAAGGCGCGCAGCGCGAGGAGATCGTCTGGACCGAGGACGACATGCAAGCGTTCGCGGAAAAGGCGATCGAGCTGGAGCGCGAACACATCATTGACGGATTGTGGCTCGCCGCACTGACCGGCCTGCGGCGCGCCGATCTGGTCACCCTCACCTTCGACCATATCGGCGAGTTCGCGGTCACCAAGACGGCGCTGAAAAAGAGCAAGGGGCGCAGGCGCCGGGCGACGATCCCGATGACGCCAGCGCTGGAGGCCCTGCTCGCAGAACTGCGCGGGCGCCAACGGGCGGAAGGTGTCGACACCGTGCTCGTCAACAGCTTCGGGCGGCCATGGTCTGGCGACGGATTCGGCGGGTCGTTCAATCGCGTCCGCGACGAAGCCGACATCAAGCATGTCGAGGAGGATGGCACCGAACGGATGAAGCACCTGCACGATCTGCGCGGCACATTCTGCACGATGCTGCTCGCCGAATGCGAGCTGACCGATCGCGAAGCGGCCGACATCATGGCGTGGTCGCCCGACCGCGTCGCACATATTCGCAAGACATATGTTGACGGATCGAGGGTCGTCGTGGCAATCGGCGCGCGCATCGCAGGACGGTCCCGAGCAAAACACGGGGCAAAACAGCGATAGGCCGCTCCGCCGGAAATGGCGGAAAAGCTGGAAAATGCGGGTGTAGCTCAATGGTAGAGCAGAAGCTTCCCAAGCTTACGACGAGGGTTCGATTCCCTTCACCCGCTCCAGTTTCCCATCCAAAAGCGTCCGAAGCAGCCTAGAAAAACGGCTGATTTCCTAGTAAAATTGGGCATGACCCGTCCAGTGCGGTCCTCCCCAATCCACGCTCATCCGACGAGATTTGGGGGTCGCGGCACTTTCGCGATTCGAAGTATTCCCCTTCGCTGGCGTCGCTTGTCCAGAAAACGCGCACAGGTCTTCCCTCGTCGAGACGCGAATGTCTGCTCACGCCGGAACCGGTCTTTCAGCGGGGGACCACTCCATCTCGACATCAGCCACAATGGGCCGACCATCGCCTGCTGACGGCGACATGGCTTGAGAACGTCGTAATCAGGCGCATATCCAATCTCGAAAGCTGCCGCCGGACGTCAATAAAGATTGTTGGCGAGAACGGCATCGAGAAGCCCCGGAAAACGCTGGTCAAATTCGGCACGGCGCAACGTGTTGATCATCTCGCGCCCTGCCTGCTTCGTCTCTATCAGCCCGGCGGCGCGCAGCAGTTTGAGATGGTTGGACAGCGTACTCTTGGGAATCGAATCGCACGGCGCGGCGCCCGTGCAGCTCAATTGTTCCGTTGCCGCCAGCCTCGCGATCATGCCCAGTCGGTTGGGATCAGCCAGAGCATGAAGCGCCAGATCGAGCGGAACGTCGTCCAGCCGGGGATGGGTGAAGCGAGGCATGAGACAGATATAGGAAGAGCGGGTTGATTTAATAGTTCGGGAATATTGAACTGTTAGACCACGGCTCCATATCCCCGGCTGCCGACAGCGCACGATGGCGTGATCGCGGGCCATTTTTGGAGTATTTGCATGTCACTTCTGGGCAAGAAGGCGCTCGTCACCGGTGGATCGCGCGGGATCGGCGCGGCGATCGCCAAGCGGTTGGCCGCGGACGGTGCCGCGGTCGCGATCACCTATGCCGGCAACAAGGCGGCAGCCGATGCCACAGTCGCTGCGATCGAAGCTGCGGGCGGCACCGCGTTCGCCTTCCAGGCCGATGCCGCGGATCCCGCTTCGCAACGCGCCGGCGTCGAGCAGGCAGCGGCGGCACTGGGCGGCATCGACGTGCTGGTCCACAATGCCGGGGTCGCCGAATTCTCGGCTGTGGAGCAGGATACCGACGAGGTCTATGATCGCCAGTTCGCGGTCAATGTGAAGGGAGTGCATGTCGGCACGCGCGCGGCCTTGCCTCACCTCCGCGATGGCGGGCGTATCATCCTGATCGGCAGCGTCTCCGGCGAACTCGCCTTTCCGGCGACGGCGGTCTACAGCGCGACCAAGGCGGCGGTCGCGGCGCTCGCGCGTGGCTGGGCGAAGGACCTCGCGGCGCGCAACATCCTGGTCAACGCGGTACAGCCGGGGCCGATCGATACCGACATGAACCCGGCCGACGGCGACTTCGCGCAACAGATGATGTCGTTTATCCCGCTCGGCCGCTACGGGAAGGTCGAGGAAATCGCGGGCGCGGTCGCATTCCTGGCCGGACCGGACGCCAGTTACATCACCGGGACGACGCTCAACATAGACGGCGGCACCGCGGCCTGAGTATGAGTGGCCAGTTCCTTCTCCACAAACGGCGGAGGAACTGGCTGACCGCCGGAACCGCATCGGGCAATGCCCCTTTGGCAATTGTGCCGGACCAGAAGCAGCCTTCGACAACGCGCCTCCATTGCGACACCGCCTCTTTCGGTCCAAGGCGGTGCCCGAGAGGGCGCCAGCATGAATCAGGGCTCGATGCCGGAATTATCGTGGGAGGCGGTCGATCGCCTGGCGGCGGCGGTCGCGGCGGCTGGCCGGCGTGCGGGGCTGCCTTACGTCGCGGTGCAGAGCGATCTCGGCGATCCCAAACCGATGACCGACGGCAACGGCCACGCTTATGCCGAATCGCTGCCGTGGGTCGATGCCGGGGCGGCTTATTGGCGCGATCGCGCGCTGGCGCTGCGGTCGAGCTTCCTGCTCGCCGCGCGGGTGTTTGCCGAGCCGATCTGGTTTGCCGACGGACGGCTCGGCTCGTGGCGCCCGACGCACAGCCTCGACGCGATCGATTGTTCGCGCGTCACCGAGGAATTCGGCTATACCGGCGCGATCATCGCCCCGGCGCATCTCGCCGGGGGGCAGGTGGGGGCGGTGGTATGGGTGACGACCGCGCCGATCGACATGCCCGCAATATTCGCGGCGCATGCCGCGGAGATGTTCACCACCGCGCTGCAATTCCTCGCCGCGCATAGCGAATTGGCGACGCGGCGCCGCCGGCTGACCCCCGCGACGCTCTCCCCACGCGAGGCGCAATGCGTGCGCTGGGCGGCAGCGGGCAAGACCAATGCGGAGATTGCCGCGATCCTGTCGCTGTCGGTGTCGACCGTACGCTTCCATTTGCGCAATGCCGCCGAAAAGCTCGGCGCGGCGACGCGCGCGCGGTTGATCCAGCTTGCGACGGCAATGGGGTTTCTAGGGCGGCATGTGTAACCCCTGACGCCTGTGTCAGGTGGACAGCGCGCGCGTTCCACGCATGATGCGTCAATGGATCATCTGTTGACCCCCGAAACGCGCGCCTTCCGTGATGAGGTGTGCGATTTCCTGCGCGACAATCTGCCCGCCG